TCATGATGCTTTTTTGATGCCAGATATATGCCGATGTTTCCAGGCCTGATAATCACCATATAGCCATTTTGATGCGCGGCCATATTTGATTGGTGGTGGGAAGTTTCCTTTCTGGATGTGCTTATAGAAGTATCGATCTGAGAATCCAGAATCCTCCATTATAAACTTCATGTCAATGAGCGAGTCGTCTCGTAGTTCGCGCATGGGTTTCATCTCCGGTTTGGAAATCGAACCTGGAAGCCAGGCAAAAAGAACCCGGCACTATTGTCCGGGCAAATGGGGGATAACGTTGCAGTGCTTTCGCACCCAATAGCCAGTTATGAGCTGGCTATCAGTTGCGTCATTCGGTGAAATAGCAGAAATCAGAACTGCGCGTTCGCACTGCAATCCAGCCTGGCGCTGGTTTACCTGTCTTTGCTGCGTCGTGCCACGATACGTACTGCATGAACTGTGTATTGCTGCGCCAGTGGTTCATGCCAAGCAGACGGCGCGCTGCCGCGTTACTCTTCATAATATATCCTCATGCCACCCGCATAGAGCGGAGACGTTTAATGTGTTCTGCTGTTTCGATTTCTTCGGCGATCCGCTCAGCAATTTCGTACTTACTCGGTGCGTTTGATAGCGCCAAAACGCGAGTAATCAACGCCTCAAAAAGCCAAGGGGAAATCAGGTTGCACATTTCTTTGAATTGGTGGGCGAATGTTAACTTTTTGGTAATCCATGCAAAATGGGCATCATCGGCTGACTCGAACAGCCCGAGATAATGGTACTGTCGCATAAAAATGATTACGCTTTTGAATTTTGAAAGTGATGGAACGTACATAACGCCAACAGGCAATTCTCCGTTGTGTTTACCTTTTGCGTTGATGAAAGAATTGAGCTGGCTTGGGATAAAAATACATGTTTCTGGGGAGTAAACCTTATTGCCAATAACGGTGAAGTCCTTGTCCAACTCCCAGCCATCTACGTGATTTTTCTTCCACCATGCGAAAAAGGTTGTGAACGTGAGCCAGTCTTCGCATACAGAACAACCTTTGTAGTGGGGATGCTTTTCCTGGTAGGAGGGGCACGTTGCCCTCTGTAGCATTCCGCACCAAATATCATAAGCCCTATGGTTGATCACCTTTCCATCGAACTCGGCGCCGGTGCAGAAAGGTGAGTCGTTTTTACCAACACCTTTAACAAGGTTGTTCCTGTGAAATTTCCTTGGCTTACTCTCAAGAATTAAATCAATTTCGGACCTATCCATCACAACCCCCTTTGCTTGCGTATAAGCTCCAGGTCAGTCTGGCAACTGGCGCACGTCTTGCAGCCGGGAACAGCAGCGCGCCGCGACTCGGGGATGTCTTCGCCGCATTCTCCACAATGCTCAGCTGATATAGCGTTGCGGTCGATGCGGTGAGCGGAAAGGGCCGCGTTACGCTGAAGCTCTTCAATCTCTGCTGCGGTATCGATGATGTCTGCCATGGTCAATGCTCCCGGAACTGTCGGTTAATTCGGTTGAAGGTGAATGCCAGCAATAAAAAAGGCCGCTTTAGCGACCTGGCGATTATTGATGTCATGGATGAATCCACCCCTTGCCTTTGACGTGCTGGATGACACCAAGCTTCCTGAGCGACTGGAGTCGGCGGTCAAGGATGCGGAAGACGTCCATTGGGTGCTTTCCTTCTGCCTCAGCAATGACGAGGCACTCCTGTCTGACGGAAGGGCTAAATATCTTCGAAAACGAGGTTGGCTGAGCACCAATAGCGCTTAACACTTCGCTATCCAGTTTCGCGTATTTGGTCATGCTGCACCGCCTTCATTCTTCTCGGCTTCGACTGCCATCTGCTCAAGCCGTCGAGATAGCTCGGCGGCCAGCGTCTGGAATTCTTCCTCGGTCGCAACCGGGATCGGCACAAAGCGAATCCCGATGTGCGCGAGGTTATTGGCAATTTCGAGGCTTTTTCTCAAATCGAAGGGCGAGGCTCTGTTCATGCGGCACCGCCTTGCTCACCGACCAGAAATGCACAATCCTTCTTGTGCTCGTTACAAGACCAAACAACTTCGTCATCGCCACGGAAAATATTCACTTCCACGGTCGTTTTATACTTCGCCACTGCACCGCATTTGCATTTAGCGGAGGTGTTTTTGCTTTTGGCTGACACGCAGCCAACCCTTGGATATATGCTCACGATTCAACTCCGAAGCGGCGATTAAGCCGCCCTGTGTATACGACGAACTCCAGGAGGCTAACTCCCAGAGCTTCTATTTTCTTGTGATGCTTGTTGATGATGGGAGGCACCGTTTCGTTCCAGTTAGGCTTTGGCTTCTTGCGCATGGCCTGCTGGATTTCCTCGGTGCAGCGGCGGCAGGCGGCGCGGATGGCGTTGTCTGTTTCTGGCGTCATGCGGCCTCCGTCGTCTTTTTGAAGGAGTGAGCAATTCGCGCAGAAGCAATGGTTACGTAATCCGGGTTCAGGTCGATGCCGATAAAGTTAAACCCTTCCTCGATGGCTGCCCGGCCTGTGCTACCACTCCCCATCCACGGATCAAGCACGGTGCCGCCAGGCGGAGTAATCAGTCTGCAGAGATAGCTCATCAGGGCGATTGGCTTAACGGTAGGGTGGTTGTTCTTCGCACCATTGGTGCGCCCAGCACCGGCGCGCGGATCGTTAATGCCTACGCTCCCTTCTTTTCGTCCGCCGGTCATTTCGCTGGCTGACGTCGCAATAAATCTCTCCAGGCCTTCATCGCGCTCTTTCGGTTTGACCTTGGCGCAGTAGAAGAACCTGGCGGCGCTTTTTTCACTTTCTACCCTGGCAACATGCGCCTTTGGCGGTGCCATATCTCCATATCGACCCTGTGATGGACGTGCGCGTCCAGTTTCCTTTAAATCCCCTTGCTGGCCTTTCGCATCCGGGAACGCTGACACGACAACATCACTTCCGTCGTGAATGATGTTTGCCGGCCAGCGCCCCTCCGGTGCCTGCTCATAATCCGCAACAGGTTCGGTACCGTCACGCTGGTGTGAAAGCAGACCGCCAGCACCGCCATTTAGCGCATCGTCGGTAGGGATTCGGCAGGCATCAATATTGATTGCACCGGTACCATGCTCAGCCATGTTCGCCGACACCGTTTTTTTGAAAGGTTTGCGCGCCATAACGATTGGCTCATGGGCTGGTTTCAATGCGGTACCCCAGCCATCAAAATCGCCATCGAGGTTATGCGACTTGGGGAAGCCGCTGCCGTAAATCCAGAGGATTTGGTCGCGGATTTCGAAGCCGGCATCCTCGACGTTAACGACAAGGCGGTGATAGGTTCGTGAGCCGCCGAACGCCAGAAGATGGCCGCCAGGCTTGAGAACGCGCAGGCATTCCTGCCACTGTTCTACAGTCGGGACGTCGTAATCCCATTTGTGGTTCATGAAGCTCAGCCCGTACGGTGGATCCGTCACGATGGAGTCCACTGAGTTATCCGGCAGCGTTTTCAGGACGTCCTCGCAGCGCCCGACGTGAAGTTGATAGCTCATGCCACCTCCTGCCTTTCCCGATATTCCTCAGCGAGCCGCTGCGCCTTTAATGGATTGTTTACCACTTCACCCCATGGCATTAGCCAGCCGTTACCAATGAAGGGAAGGCTCAGATTACCAACCCTGATGTCGTCGTGAGCGTAAGTCATAGGATGGACTCCATTTCGTCGATGTAGAGGCCCCGGGCAATCAGGCGGCTACGGCGGGCGGCACGTTCAATGCACTCCTGCCGTCTACCTTCCTGCGATTGCTCTATGGCGCGCCGGGTGAACAGCCGCGATTTACCTTGCGGCGTTACGACCTTTGGCTTCGTGACCAGGTCGAATGTCCGGTCGCAGATGCCGTCCTCGTTGATCCATTTTTTCCGACTCTACGATCTGCGCTATCTGTCCGGAGCCGCGGGTAATGCCGTTAGCGACCCGGTTAAACTCGATGAGCGTTACACCAAATTTCTTTGCGATTTCGCTACCGGTTACCGGGCGGCCGCGCGTCTGAATCATCCAGATAACGCGCTCACGGAGGCCGGAGAATTGCCCGGTGCGCCCCGGTCTGCGGTAGAAGGGTGTGCGTTTCATTTCCACTGCTCCCCGAACGTGAAGCCGATCTCCGCCAGCGCCTCGTCCATCTTCTCGATGAACTCCGGCACCATTTCGTTGAAGTCGGACATGTACTGCGGATCCCGCTCAATGACGACATGGTGAATGCCTTCGCGTTTCATGCGCGGGTCGTAGTTAGCAAAGAACCATGCGTCTTTCCCGGTCACCCACATGCTGTACTGCACCTGGGCCATGTACGCAGACTTGATGGCTTCGAAACCACCAAGGCGGAATTTCATGAAGTCGCGGGAGGTGAACGGGCATTTCAATTCGAGGCCAAAATCGTTACTGCACAGGCCGTCAGGAGAGCACGCAGTGCGCATGCTCTCGTCACGGAACAGGATCGGAGACTCCGTGACTTTTACGTTCGTTGTGAACTCGAAGAGAGCACGGGCGTCTTCTTCATACTGCTTGCCCCAGGCCAGCGCCTTGGCGTTAACCTCTGGCGCGACGCCTGTGCATACCTCGGCGAGCAGCGTGTGGAAGTAGGACATTTTCATGTCTGTCCACTTCTTTCCCGATCTTGGCTTGGCGATGACGTTGTGCACTTCAGAGGCGGTGATAACGCCGAGGCGCAGCCGGTGCCATGCCTCGTCGCCTTGCTGGATAGTAGTTACGTCGATACCGGTCCGGGCCAGGATAATTTCTGGTGTCATGCTGCCGCCTTTTGCCTGAGGAACCCGAGAGCCTTAACACCTTCCATTTCTGTTAGGTCGGCTGGCTGCGAGATAGGGCGTTTGAAAATGCGTGAACAGAGAGGGAGAAGATCGGCATCCCATGTCTTATCCAAAGAGACAAGGAGGTCGTTTATCTCTTTCTGCGTGGCTTCGCTAAGCGGCGTTATATCGCGCTCAGGCTGACGCTCTGCTGTAAAGTTGATACCTTCTTCACCCTCGGTGTTAACGTGGTCTATGGCGGCGTCCAGGCGCTCACGGCGAGGCCAGTATTTTGCTGCCTGCTTCACGACCGTCTTGAGGATCATCTGCTCTTCATCGGTGACCCATGGACACTTCTTGCTATTGTCGGATTTGTACTTCTTCCACGCTTCTGAGCGGTCACGGATGGAGTAGATGGCATCGATGCGCATCGTATGGGTGAGGTAATCACCATCGTCAGTTTTTACCGTTACATACGCGCCTACGATGTCCCCGCGCTGCTCTTCAGTATCGAAGTCGTTGTAGATGTGGATTGGCGGCTTATCGAGCCCCTCGCGGCGGAACTGGTCGTTTCTTCGAACAATAGCCGACTGGCACCACTTAATGGCGCCAGACTGCTGCGCGATGTGCATCAGGCCCATGTAACTGATGTCTAGGCAAATAGCCCCTTTACGCGGAACCAGGTAAGCCAGCTTCTGAGCTGGGTTTAGCGAAATACCGATAGCCGCAACGTTGATGATTGCGTTCTGCGTGCTGGTCTGGTTCTGGAAAGCGACTTTCGCGAGGTAGTCGTTGTTCTGAAATAGTTGGATGGCAAACTGGCTTTCCTTCGCCCACACCATCCGCTCGTCTGTGTCCGCCTTCATGAAAAGCGGCTCCTGTTGTTTGACGAAATCAACAAGGGTTAAGCTCATAGCCCCTCCTTAAAATGGGCAGGTTGGATGAAGGCGATCCCACTCTTCTTCGGCGCGGTCGTAACAGATGCGTGTGACATAGTCGTTATAGGCTTCCTCTGCCTTTTCACCGACTAGTGCCATTTGCGCTTCTTTTGGGAGAAACAGGCTACTCATTTGCAGAGCATATTTCGGGAACATGGCGATCAGTTCTTTCGCCCGGTTGTCGATCCACTTCTCCTTCTCGTCGGTGAGCTGCTGCTCAACCCAGCGCCGATCTTCGATTCGGTCGTAAGTGAGGTATGCGTTCATGGCTGAACTCCTGAAATTTGGATGTGCAGATCCCGCCCGCGTAATGCCAGGCCGATCGGTTGAATAGGTTAGTTAGTGCTGGATAGGATTGCCGTGACCGTCCAGAAGGACGTCAATCACGCAGTCACTGAGGCGGATAATTTCTGCATCGGTGTGCAGGTAGACCCATTTACGCTCCTGAATGACTGCTGAGACTCGATAGGTACGGCCTTCATGCATTGCCATCATGCCGGGCGTGACGCACTGGCGAATGATGGGCGTCGTGCCGTAATGTGAAATCATACCTTCACCTCAACCTGTTCCAGGAGACCTGCCAACTTCATCTGCCAGCGGTTCATCGTGATTTTATCGCGGGGTTTATCTACGGAGGTCAGTTGCCAGTGATGACCGTCGGCCATTCTGGAAACGGTGTACTGCTTGCCGTTGTGGGTGACTGTTTGGTTACTCATCATTCATCTCATCCAGACGCAGTTTGATTACGGGAATTAGTGCCAGATAGATTTGAGCGTGCTTACTGTCTCCATATCGCTCTTTTACTGCCGACTCGAACTCGTCAATAGTTCCTGAGAAACATCCTCTGCTCACAGCAATTGAGTTATTTTTCTGTCGAAAAGCAGTCAGAAATCCATTCTCAGAACCGATTGGGCCGATAGTGATCCAATGCGCATTGCCGGACACCCGCGCATCGCCGTACACCTGCGCATTGCCGCACACCTGCGCATTGCCGCACACCTGCGCATTGCCGGACACCCGCGCATCGCCGTACACCTGCGCATCGCCGTACACCCGCGCATTGCCGCACACCCGCGCATCGCCGGACACCCGCGCATCGCCGGACACCCGCGCATCGCCGTACACCTGCGCATTGCCGCACACCTGCGCATTGCCGGACACCCGCGCATCGCCGTACACCTGCGCATTGCCGCACACCCACGCATCGCCGTACACCCACGCATCGCCGTACACCCGCGCATTGCCGCACACCCGCGCATCGCCGGACACCCGCGCATCGCCGGACACCCGCGCATCGCCGTACACCTGCGCATTGCCGCACACCCGCGCATCGCCGGACACCCGCGCATCGCCGCAACCTGCCCTGGAGTGCCCAAAGCCACCTCCACCACCGGCGTGGATGATGCAGGATCCCCCGAACTTACTCCAGACGCTAGACGGAATTATTTCGATCACCGGGACGGAATCGCAACCGCGGACAAAATGATTCGCGGCATGCAGGACTACATCAGCACTCAGTGCCTGAAATGATTTGTGTAACCCCGCAAGGATGGTGATCACATCTTGGCAGCCGGAACAGACGGAAGTGGCATAGCAACATCGTGAGATGGTGGCGACCGCTGCGACAAGAATTAATTACACGCGCTACATCTTCGCTGCTTATCTGCATTAGCCATGACTGCAGTCCCTCCTTCTGCAAAAGCGTGCAGGTTATTCGAAAAAGATGATACCGCGTCACAGCATTGCGGGATGCCTGTGGCGTTCATAGCTGCCTTCTCAAGCAGTGGTAGAAGAATTGAGAGTGCAATACAGAGCATTCTTTCGAGAATGTTCAATATTGCAGAGAGTTTTATGTGTGCGCCTATGGGCGGGATATTCACTATTCAGCAGGAAATTCTATTATGAGCACTAAATGTATCTCCACAGGTGGTTATCCGGTTGAAGTGGCAACCATGGAAGATGTAGATGGAGAAGCTTACACGCTGCCCGCTGCAACTACTGCTGCGTTAGGTGGCGTTAAGAAGATGGAAGCGCAGGATTACTCCACTGCAACTGATGTTGCTGGCGTAGTAGCTGACCTGAACGCTCTATTGGCAAAAGCTCGCACCGCCGGACTGATGTGATGATTACATTGAAGTTGGTTGCACAAAAGCGGTGGTGGGTAAGTCCGCTGCTATCCGTGCTTAAGGCATTTGTCTATGCACGCATCGTAAGAGAAAAACACTTCAAACCCCTGTCAGGCTTCATCGCTCAATGGGGATTCAAGTTCAAAACAGAGAAATAACTATGGCTAGGCCAACCAAGTACCAGAAGGCGTACGCCGAGCAGGCTCGCAAGCTGTGCATGCTTGGCTACACCGATGCTCAATTAGCAGACTTCTTCGAGGTCTCTGAAGCAACTATCAATACGTGGAAGAAAGAGCACCCAGAATTTCTGGAGTCCGTAAAAAAGGGAAAAGACCTTGTTGATGCTGAAGTTGTCGATAGCCTCTTTCAGCGAGCAATGGGTTATGTTGCCCCGGACACAGATATCCGCGTTATTGATAACAAGATAGTCAAAACGCAAATCAAGAAGCATTACCCTCCTGATACTGCCGCTGCCATCTTCTGGCTTAAGAACAGACAGAAGAAAGACTGGCGAGACAAAATTGACCACGCTATCGAGGGTGCCAATGGTGGTCCCGTAGAGGTTGTCAATTACACAGCAGCAGATTACGCAGCAGCTCAGGCAGCAATGGAGGAGAAACTAAAAGGCCTGGACTGATATGAACGAAATTATCGAATGGGATGATTTGTCATTCCCTGAGCGTGTAGTGCTTCGTTCAAAGTCCACCAGGTCGTTTCTCAACTTCACTCGGCTGTGGTTCGAACTGATTCAGGGTGATCGCCTTCTGGTTAACTGGCATCACCGGTTAATGGCGTCAAAGATTGATGACCTGATAGCCGGTCGATTAGAGCCGGGTAACCTGATTATCAACATCCCACCTGGTGGGACGAAAACAGAGTTCTTCTCTATTCACTTTCCTGCATACGTAAATGCACTTGTGCAGGAAGGCAAGCTCAAGCGCTTCCGTAACCTGAACATCTCCTTTGCTGACACTCTGGTTAAGCGTAACTCACGCCGCACCAGGGACATTATCGCCAGCAAGGAGTATCAGGAATTCTGGCCTTGCTCATTCGGCGTTAACCAGGCTGAAGAATGGGAAATAAAAGACGATCGCGGCCGCTCAATCGGTCAGACGGTTTCCCGCTCAAGCAACGGGCAGATCACCGGTGGTCGTGGCGGATACTTCGGACCCGAGTTCTCCGGCATGGTTATGCTCGATGACTACAACAAGCCAGTCGACATGCTCAGTGAGTCGCGCAGAAACAGCGCTAATACGCTTCTGGTAAACACCATTCGCTCTCGTCGTGGTGACAAGTCAAAAGAGCACCCAACACCGTTTGTGAGCATTCAGCAGCGCCTACATACCGATGATGCAACAGGCTTCATGTTATCAGGCGGTATGGGTGTTAATTTCCACCATGTCGCTATCCCTGCGCTGATTGACGAGAAGTACATTCAGTCTCTTGCTGAGCCATGGCGCTCTCTGTGCTGGGAGACGGTGAAGGATACTGACTCAGTGGAAGTGTCCGGTACCCGATACTGGTCATACTGGCCTCAGATGGAAGACGTGAACGACCTCCTGCAATTGTGGGAGAAAGACCGTTACACCTTCCTGTCTCAGTACCAGCAAAACCCAATGGCGCTCACCGGCGGCATTATCGACACCGGATGGTTCCAGACCTATACCACGCTTCCTAAGTTGACCCACCGCGCCGTTTACGTTGATACCAACAGCGGCAAGGTTGAGGACTGGCTCGATTACACCGTGTTCACGCTTGTTGGTATGGGCGTGGATGGCAATCTCTACATCATCGATGTGGTACGTGGACGCTGGGACCCGGAAGACCTGCTGAAGAAAGCTGAAGAGGTCTGGGAGAAATGGCGCATGCAGGGCTCAATGCGAATCATGCCAATGCGTCATATGGCTATCGAAGAGAAGCAGGCCGGGCAAGGTCTGATAACCACCCTCAAGAAGCGCAACAGTATTCCGGTTAAAGAGATCCCCCGCGGTGCAGGCCAGAACAAACTGGTTCGCTGCCTTAACGTCATTCCTCAGATTAAAACTGGCAAGGTTTATGTTCCTGCCACTCACGATGAGCACGGAGCTATCAGGCCTCACGTTTACTACGAGGACGGAACGGTAGCTGGTACAACTTCGTGGGTTATCACTGCAATGACTGAGTGCGCCGCGTTCTCTGCTGATGACAGTCACGACAATGACGACATCCTTGATACCTGGATGGATGCCATTGACGACAATCTTATTTCTGGTCGCCAGCCAATGGTTATCGACCCGAGCCAACTCAGGAGAATTTAAGTGTGGCCGTTTAAAAAGAAACAAGTCGCCGCGCCTGAGCCGGTGAAAGAACAAAAGCCAGAGATGAAAATCCGTCCAGAGGCGGTAGCAGAAATTCAGGCTAAAACACCTCGCGAGATAGTGCAGTACAAACCACCAAAAGGCGTTATCCCTGAGAGCATTGAGAAAGGCATTCTGGCTATGGACTCAACGCCATACGATGCTCTTAATGAAGCTTATATGGGATACACCTATGGCTATCCTGATAGCTTCCCGGGCTATCCATACCTGGCTACGCTGGCTCAAAAGCCTGAGTATCGCAAGATGGTCGGCACCATCGCCGAAGAGATGACCCGTAAATGGATAAAGCTCAAGACAATAGGTGATGACGATAAAGCAGATCGCGTTAAGCAACTCTACGCTGCAATGGAAAAGTTCAAGGTTAAAGACCGATTCCGCGAGGCAGCAGAGCATGACGGTTACTTTGGTGGCGGGCAGATTTATATCGATGTGCAGTCTGCTAGAGGCGTGTCTGCATGGACTGACCCTGTAGAGCTGGGGTCAAAGCTGTTCCTGTCTGACAAGAAGATTAAGAAAGGCAGTCTCAAGGGATTTACCGTTATCGAGCCAGTCTGGACTTACCCGGGCGTCTACAACACAGATAACCCGATGAGCCCTGACTTCTACAAGCCGACAGAATGGTTTGTGATGGCTAAGACGGTGAATGCCAGCCGTATGCTGGACTTTGTATCACGAGAGGTTCCTGACCTGCTGAAGTCGGCTTATAACTTCCGCGGGCTTAGTTTGACGCAGATTGCAGAGCCTTACGTCAATAACTGGCTGAGAACGAGAGACAGCGTTAGCGACCTGATTCATTCGTTCACAATTCCTGTGCTCTCAACCAATATGGCGACAGTGTTACAGGGTGGTGGAGCAGAGTCGCTTATCAATCGCCTTCAGATGTTCAACCAGTGCCGAGACAATCGTGGTGCTTTTGCCGTGGATAACACGCCAGCACAAGAGGAAAAGGCAGAGTTCATTAGCGCACCTCTTGGAGGTCTTGATGCATTACAGGCTCAGGCACAGGAGCAAATGGCAGCGGTTTCCAGCATTCCACTGGTCAAGCTGCTTGGCATTTCACCTGCCGGACTTAATGCTTCATCTGATGGTGAGATTCGAGTCTTCTACGACTACATCCATGCCTTGCAGCAATCCATCTTCAAAGACAACCTGAAGCGCGTTCTGGACATCATCCAGCTTTCAGAGTTTGGCGACATCGACCCGGATATCTACTTCGAGTTTGAGCCTCTCTACGAGATGACAGAGAAAGAGAAAGCGGAAATTCGCAAGATTGACGCTGATACCGATGCGGTAAACGTTGCAACAGGTGCGCTGACGGGTAACGAAATTCGCCAGAAGATCGCAAATGACCCCGACAGCCCATACCACTCACTGGACCTAAGCGATGACATCGAAATCGAAGACGACTACGAAGACGATGACCAGCGGGAAGAAGAAATCGACGCGGCAAACGCTGAGAGCAATTCATCCTAATGCCGGTGTTGAGGCGTGGTATCGCAAACAGTTAGACAACCACGTCAGAGAGATGCAGAAGTCCGTTGTGTACTGGCTGACCGCTAACTACAAAGCGAGCGGTGCAGCGGTGGCAATGGACGCATCTCCTGCTGTGTTTATGCGTGATGCCATGAGGAAGCTTGCTAAGCGATGGACGAAAGCATTCGACAACGTATCTCACAGGCTAGCTGAAAGGTTTGCCAGTGATGCGATGAAGAATACCGATGTATCTCTCCATAACGCTCTTGAAACGGCAGGCTTCACGGTTGAGTTCAAGATGACAGCGCCGATGAATAACGCACTGCAGGCGACCATTGCAGAGAATGTTGGGCTGATACGCTCAATCCCTGAGAAGTATTTCACTGAGGTTGAGGGTCTGGTAATGCGCTCGGTTGCACGAGGCCGTGACCTGTCTTACCTCACTGACGAGCTTCAGAAGCGCTATGGCATTACGCGCAGGCGTGCAGCATTAATCGCACGCGATCAGAATAACAAGGCAACTTCAGTAATGCAGGCAGCAAGGCAGCAGTCACTTGGTATAACTCAAGGCGTCTGGAAGCACTCACATGCTGGCAAAGAACCACGACCATCGCACGTTAAAGCTGATGGAAAGGTATTTGAGCTAAGCAAGGGATTGTATCTGGACGGCAAATGGGTGATGCCGGGCGAGGAAATCAATTGCCGTTGTACCTGGTCACCAGTCATACCCGGTCTTAGCTAGACGGAATAAACAATGAAAACAACTGAACGGTTGGCATTTGACCGCGCTTCAATGCGCTCGTTTGATGGCAACGGCAGGCTTCAGATCGCAAAGACAAACATCAGCAAGGCCAATGTGTGCCCATATTACGGTAAAGAAATACCGAATTGGGAAGCACTAGGACTTGAGCCTGACAAGATATACAGGCTATGGCGTCATCCTGATGAACTGAAAAAAGCCGCTGCAACATTCAATAACATCCCTGTTTTAAGCACTCACATCCCTGACTTCCCTGGCGACCCACCAAGGCAATATCGGGTAGGAACCACCCATTCTAACTGCGAGTTTGACGGCAAATACCTGACCGTAGGGATGAGCATTTGGGATGACTCGGCGATTGCTGGTATCGAGACAGGCGAACAAAAAGAACTCTCTGCATCGTACCAGTACGTCGCAGATATGACCCCCGGCACTACCCCTGATGGTGAAGTTCATGACGGCATCATGAGAGAGATTGTTGGGAATCACGAAGCGCTGGTAGAGACCGGCCGAGCGGGACCAGATGTACTGGTCGCAGATTCATTACCCCCGGAGTTAATGCTCATGAGCAAACGTAAAGCCGCGATTATTCGCGCAACGCTGAAGCCGTTACTGGCAGCTGATGCTGATTTGGAGGCTGAAGTACGGAAGGCGCTTCTGGCGCTTGATGAAGCCGAAAAAGAAGATGAGAAAGAAAAGAAACCGGCTGAAGACGAGGATGACGACAAGGACGACGACAAGAAGAAAAACGCTGACGACGAGGAAGACGAAGACAGCGATGACAAAAAGAAAAAGCCAGCCGAAGACGAAGACGATGAAGACGATAAAAAAGACGACAAAGTCTCCAAAACGGCAATGGACAGCGCGATTCGCTTAGCTGCAGACAGCGCAACCAAGCGTGCGGCGGAGAACTTCCGCAAAGTACGTGAAGCTGAGCAGGCTGTGCGCCCACTGATTGGCGATGTCGTTGCAATGGACTCCGCTGATGATGTCTACCGCACTGCACTTGAGCAGGCTGGCGTGGATATCGAAGGCGTTCATCCTTCAGCGTTCCCTAAGATGGTCAAAATGGCTATCGAGCAGCAGAACAACAAACGCCCTGTCATTGCGCAGGATTCCGCATCTCACAGCGAATTTGAGAAAGCTTTCCCGACCGCTGGCAAACTGAAACGAGGTTTCTAACATGGCAGGTTTTCAGAGTGTAATTAACCAATACCCGGCACCGGGTGTTGAAGGTGGCTTTGCGAGCACCAACCCTCACGCCACTTTCCTGGCTGGCGAAGCAGTATTGGTAGCTGGCACTAGCGGTCTTACTGTTGGTCGCTTTGCATGGGCTGTCGATGGTGTCGCATCAAATACCGGCACCGGCGCTCCTTCTGGCTTCGTTCATCGCGATGGTCAGGCTTCAATCACTGTATGGCTTGGTGAAGCTTCAATGCTCATTCAGCCAGGCCGTGAAGTAACCCTGATGACCGCTGGCGACTTCTGGGCACGTACCGCTACTGCGGCAACTCGCGGGCAGAAAATCTTTGCTGTGCTTGCTGACGGCACCATTAAGACCGGTGCTGCAGGAGCAACCATTTCCGGCGCAGTCGAAACGCCTTTCTATGCTGGTAGCGCTTGTGATGCAGGCGAACTGGTCAAAATCAGCACCTGGAGCAAGTAATGAACGAATTTCAGAAACACTATTCCGCTGCTAGCGGTAAATACGGCATCATTCTGCCGGGCGCGAAAGACTACCTGAATCCTGACTTCGCAGAAAACTTCCAGTTGGCTATGGATGCTCAGCCAACCATGGTTACCGCGAATAACGCAGGTATCCCTGCCTACTTCACCAACTACGTTGACCCTGAGTTGATTCGTGTTCTGGTCACACCAATGAAAGCAGCTGAAATCATTGGTGAAGTGAAAAAAGGCGACTGGACTACCCTGACCGCGCAGTTCCCAATCGTTGAAAGCACCGGTGAGACCAGCTCATATGGCGACTTCAACAACAACGGCATGACTGCAGCGAACGTTAACTGGGTTCCTCGCCAGTCTTACCATTACCAGACTCATACCCGCTGGGGTGAACGTGAACTGGATATGTACGGCGCTGCGCGTATCGGTTACGCGGCAGAGCTTAACGTAGCATCTGCTCTGGTGCTGAATAAGTTCCAGAACAAGTCCTACTTCTTCGGTATCGACGGACTGATGAACTATGGCCTGCTGAACGATCCTGCACTCTCAGCTCCTATCACCCCCGGAGCGACTGGTTCAGGCGGCGCAGTAACATGGGCGTCTAAAGATGGTCAGGCAGTGTACGACGATATCGCTGGTCGCCTTTATGCACAGCTCGTTTCTCAGACCAAAGGTCTTATCTCGCGTACCGACCCAATGACTCTTGCGATGTCACCAACCTCAGAGGTGAACCTGACCAAGACCAACATGTACAACGTCAACGTGTCTGACCTGCTGAAGAAAAACTTCCCTAATCTGCGTGTTGAAACTGCAGTTGAGTATTCAACTGATGCGGGTGAGCTCGTACAGCTGATTGCAGATCGTCTTGGCGAGCAGGATACCGCTTATGCAGCCTTCACCGAGAAGATGCGTGCGCACGCAGTTGTGGTTGAAGAATCCAGCTGGAAGCAGAAGAAATCAGGCGGCACATGGGGTGCAATCATTCGTCAACCGCTGGGTATCGCCAGCATGATCGGGGTTTAATTCATGGCAGAGACTATCGTAGTAGGTTGCAAACTTCCTAATGGCCTGATTGTTGAGCAGGATGGCTACACGGTAACGCTGAATGGCTCCAATTCTGCCAATGTCATTGGCGGTTATGGTCTGACCGATGGCGTAGACAAGGATGCGTTCGAGAAGTGGCTTTCAGTTCATAAAGAGCAACCTTACGTCGTGAATGAGCTCGTTTTTGCTCAAGCAAAAGCCAACAGCGCACAGGCAAAGGCGTCCGAGAACGCCAAGGTCAAGTCTGGCCTTGAGGGGCTCCCTCAGGATAAGCCAATGCCAGGCATCGAAAAATCGGACGGTAAGTAATCATGGCGATCGTTGTTTTCGACATTAACGCATTCCGTGAGCGTTACCCAGAGTTTGACACGGTAAGTGACACGCTGCTGAATGCGTATTTCGTTGAGGCAACGGTCTACCTTGATAACACTGATTGCAGTCCTGTTACCGATGTAAATGTGCGTGCGGTGTATCTGAATATGCTCGTGGCGCACATTGCCGCCCTTAATTCAGGTGTGGGTGGTCAGAAGCCATCCGGACTTGTAGGAAGGGTTGCTAGCGCATCTGAAGGGTCTGTGTCTGTGTCTACCGGTGAGGTTCCTGTAAGCCCATCTTCATGGTGGTATCTGCAGACACCTTACGGAGCTGCTTACTGGCAGGCTACCGCTCCTTACAGGACGTTTAAATATGTTCCTGGCGCATCACCATCATTCTATCCAGGGCATTATTACCGCAGGCCAGTTACCCGGAGGTGAGCATGACCACGTTTAGTGGTGGCGCAGCTTTAGAGGCGAAACTTGCTGAACTGGCGGAAAAGCTTGGTGATGGTAAAACGCTAAGGGTCGGATTCCTTGAGGGGGCAACATACCCTGACGGACAATCTGTCCCAATGGTTGCCGCAGCCAACGAATATGGCGACCCGGCAATGAACAGGCCGCCACGCCCATTCTTCCGAAACATGATCGCCGAAAAGTCACCAGAATGGCCGCAGGATATTGCGAAGATAGCCGAGGCTACCGGTTACGACGCAGAAACGATGCTGGGGCTGATGGGTGAGCACATTAAAGGCCAGTTGCAAGGCTCAATCAGGGATTTGATGGAGCCTGCGTTATCTCCAGTTACGATCGCCAAAAAGGGCTTCTCTAAGCCACTCATTGAAACATCCCACATGCTAAACAGCGTCGATTACGACATTAAGGATGGCGTATGAACCTGAGAGGCATAGCCAATAGCGCCACTAGAGCAATAAACCCCAACGTAAATGGAGTATTCCGGATTAATACCGGATTCACTACGTTACCTGGCGGAAAGCGAGAGCAGACGTACAGCAACGTCGATGTTGAAGTCCAGATGCAGGAGCTATCGTCCACCGACCTACGACAGGTTGATGCCATCAACATTCAGGGCATCCTGAAAAGTGCGTATCTGAATGGGAACTTCAACGGCGTGAACCGACCAGATCAAAAGGGTGGCGACATTCTCGTTGTGAACGGTCAGCAATGGTTGGTGGTGAAAGTACCTGAGTTATGGCCAGACTGGTGCCGAGTGATTGTTAACCTGCAGAGGTCGCCATGACAGCCACAGTAGACATCACCGAGCTTGACCTGCGTATTGCGCTGCAGGCGTTTCTGATGGATATCACCGGACTCACCATAGACAACGTGCTGGTAGGTCAGCAGAACCTTACGCCAATGCCGCTTAATGACTTCATCATCATGACGCCGCTGAAGCAAATAGGCCTGTCTACCAACCGCGTCAAATACGACGACAACGGCGTGTATGGCGAAGGTAAGCAGCTAAATCAGCGCAGCACACAGTGGCCTTGTCAGATTGACTGTTACGGTGAGAACGCAGCTGATAACGCTGCAATCATCGGTACGCTAATCCGCTCAGACTTTGCCTGCGAATGGTTCAGACAATACGGCAATGTCATCACCCCTCTTTACTGCTCAGACCCTCATCAGACGACGATGATAAACGGCGAGCAACAATACGAAGGCCGCTGGACGATGGAATTCATCGGGCAATTCAACCCGTCCGTTACCACACGCCAGGACTTCATGGACAGCATTACAGTCGGCGTTATTGCCGCAGATTTAAAATACCCACCGGAGAGTGCATAAATGGCAATCCCATTACGCAAAGATATTCAAATCAATCCTGGAGTGCTGCCAGCGGGCGGTTCAGCGCTTGATCTGAATGGCCTTATCCTTACCGACAGCGCTTATGCTCCGGTGGGGAGTGTTATCACGTTCACGAACAAAGAAGATGTAGCGGCCTATTTCGGCAGTGCATCCGCTGAATTCAGCATGGCTGAAGTGTATTTTCAGGGCTACGACAATTCCACTAAGACACCTGGCGCGTTGCTGTTTGCACGGTTTAATCCAGCAGATGCGGCGGCGTGGTTACGCTCAGGCTCAATGGCGGCCGTAACGTTAGACCAGCTCAAATTGCTGAGTGGTGTACTGACCCTGACAGTTGACGGAACTGCGCATACCTCAGCCAGCATCGACCTGAGCACGGCAACAAGCTTTGCCATGGCTGCTGACCTGATTGAGACGGGTATCGGCTCAAGTGTTACTGTTGAGTACGATACAACGCAGAAGCGCTTCATCATCACCAGCGCGACCGATGGCGCAGCGAGCACCATCACATACGCAACCGGCACTCTTTCTGCTGGACTGAAACTGACAGCGGCAACTGGCGCTCAGTTGTCTCAGGGCGCAGATGCTGCAGTAGTCACCACGGCAATGCAGTCAGTTCTGGATAGCTCTCAGAACTGGGCAATCTTCACGACCTCTTTCACTCCGACTGAAGAGGAAGCGCTGGACTTCTCCGCTTGGGTTAACGGTCAGAATTACCGGTTCGGCTACGTGCCATTCACGCTGGAAGAATCCGCATTGGTATCTGGCTCAACCGATACGCTGGCGTACAAAATCATCAGCACTTACGACTATTCTAACGTCGTACCGGTGTTCGGTGACCAGACTCATGCAGCAAGCGTTATTGGCTATGCCGCATCTCTTGACTTCGACCGTCAGGAAGGACGCGTGCCATTCAAGTTCCGCTCTCTCGGTGGGCTGCTGCCTGAAGTAACCGCGTCAGCAAATTATGATGCGTTGATTGCCAATGGCTACAACTTCTACGGCGCGTACACGGCGAATAACTACGACACCCGCTACTGGGCTGATGGCACCATTACAGGTGACTTCAAGTGGTTTGACTCATTCTGCTTCCAGATTTGGCTGAATGCTAACCTGATGCAGGACGCTATCGAGCTGTTCCAGTCCAACCGCAGCATTCCGTACAACGCACGCGGCAAGGCAATCATCGAAGCGTCATTCTCCGATACTCTGAATCAGGGCATCACCTTTGGCGGCATCCGTACTGGCGTAACTCTGTCCAGCTCGCAGATTTCCGAGATTCAGAATGCCGTGGGTGCTGACATCTCCCCGTCGCTGATTGCCAAGGGTTACTACCTGTATATCGCAGACGCCACTCCTACGCAGCGTCAGGAGCGCACAAGCCCTAGCATGACCTTGTGGTACTGCGACGGTGGTTGCGTACAGAAAATCACTCTCGCTTCAATTGAAGTTCAGTAAGGAGCAAATCAATGTCTAACACAATTACGAGTGCAGACTCTATTTTTGCCCTCACTGTTACCAACCTGTTCCCGAGCGCTCAAACGCTTGAAGGTTACGCAGCGGACGCGATGTTTGCTCTGGGTGATACAGAAATGGCGGTTTCCGTCCGTGGCGCTGACGGCAAGCTCTCTGGCGGTTTCGTATTCGGTGAGTATCTGCAGACGATCACAATCATGCCTGATAGCCCATCGCGTGACCTGTTCGAGACCTGGCAGCTTACGTCACTGACCTCGAAAGCAGTATTCCGCTGCAACGCAACAATCATCCTCCCGGCGATTAGTCGTAAGTTCACGCTGACCAACGGCATCCTGCAACGCGTAAAAGCCATCCCTGATGCGCAGCGCGTACTGCAGGCAATGACCTTCCAGATTAACTGGGAATCAGTCGTGGGCGAAGCTTATAACGCATAAGGACTAACATGGCACGCAAAGAGATTTTCTACACCGTCGAAGATAAAGGCCGAGACCATGGGAAGGTTTTCTACATTCGCGAAATGTCAGCTACTCAGGCTGAGTGGTGGGCAATTCGTGCCGGACTGGCAATGGCTAAAAACGGCGTTAATCTTCCGGATAACTTTTCAGATATGGGTATGGCAGGCATGGCGAAAGTCGGCCTCGAAATGGTGGCTAAAATCCCTCCAGAGGATGCACGGCCTCTCCTGGACGAGCTGATGAAGTGCGTTCAGGCAGTACCAAACCCAGCAGATCAAAACATCAAGCGACCACTGATTGATGATGACACTGAAGAAGTTATGACTCGCCTGAAACTTCGCGGTGAAGTCTTTAAGCTGCATGTCGATTTTTTGACCGCCGCCGCCAGTTAGACATCCCTCCGGTAATGGGTCAGCAGATTGCTGGCCTGACCGACTATGCCAACGTACCTAAAACAATAGCGACGGTCCTTTCATCGGGTAAATGCTCGTTGACAGAGCTAAGCACAACGCTTGGCGTAGAGGATATGTGGTGGTGGCTTGAGATAATCACAGTCGACAATTACAACCAAATGGTCATCAACAGGGCTCAGGAGAATGGCTGATGCCAACGATTATTGACTCACTGGTAGTCACTCTTGGTCTTGACTCTTCCGGATTCAAGAAAGGCCAGACAGAAGTAAAAAAAGGCCTGGACGATACCAGAAAGAATGCTGACCAGACAGCTAAAGACATGGAGGCCGCAGGTAAAAGAGCGGCCTCATTTTTTGGCTCAATCCGAACAGAATTACTTGCACTGATAGGTGTTACTCTATCGGCGCAGGGTATCAAGACCTTCATCACCAACATGACATCGGATTTGATGCGGTTGGGGATTGAATCTCGCGCTCTGGATATCTCTGCTAAGTCGCTTGATGGATGGGAGAGAGCGGCGGCGGCTGCCGGTTCAACTGCAGAACGCATGGCAGGCACGCTGGGCAACTTCCAGAAGACGCTGACAAACATTCGCACCGGAGGCGGTCAGGACGATCCACTTTTCGGTGCTCTGGCATCATTCGCCGGTGCTACTGGCGCTAACTTCGATTACCAGAACGACAACGCCGAAAAAATCATGCGCAAGATTGCCAGCAACTGGGGCAAGTTGAGCAAAGACGCTCAGCGCAGATTTGGTGGGATGTTTGGATTTGACAATGCCACTCAGCAGGGTCTTGCTAACGGCTCGCTGGTTCAGGATGCTGACCGTTTCGCGAAGATATCCAGAGCCACTGACGAAGCAACCAGAAAGGCGCTGGAGTTTAACCGCCGCCTGCAGGAGATGAAGCAGAACTTTACTGCGGCATCTCAGGTGCTCTATGAGGCGCTGATTCCATACATCGAGAAGCTAATTCCCCTGATTGAGAAGTTCGGGATATGGATTAGCACTCACGGACCTGAGATAAGCAAATTCTTCTCCGACACAGCAGATGAAATTAACAAGGTTGTTGATGCTGTAGGCGGCCTGGAAAACGCACTCAAGCTTCTTCTGGTGTTCGTTGGCGGGAAGTGGCTGTTAGGCATGACCAGTTCAATTGGTGGTGTCAGAGGCGCTCTCACAGCGCTTGGTCGCGTGAGCATGATCGCCGGTCTGGTTGAACTTCAAAAGTACGCAGAGCAGCTTGAAAAGAAATACTCATGGCTGACAGACAACCCGGTTACCAATTTCCTGAATGGAAGCGCAGGAACAGACACAACCACTGAGTGGGGTAAGCAGTTACACGACTGGATATTCGATAAAACCGGCATTGAGCTTCCCCGTGGCGATGGTTACAAGTCAGCGCCGCGCGGCATCCGCAATAACAACCCGGGGAACCTGAACTATGTCGGCCAGGCTGGCGCGACAATGGAAGGTGGAGAAGGCGGTCGATTTGCGGTGTTCGAGTCAATGCAGCATGGTGTTGCAGCACTTTATAAGCAACTGCAGTTGTACTTCAAGCGCGGTATCAACACTCTTTCCTCAATCGTCAAAACCTATGCCCCTGCATCAGACAATAACAACGTTGACGCCTATATCTCCGCGCTTTCAAAAGCGACAGGGAAAGGCGCTAACGAAGTACTGGATTCGGGTGACACGGCAACGATTGCCAGATTGATGAAGGGTATTGTCGACCATGAGAACGGAAAGGGCTACATCAGCTCATCTGACATCATGGGCGGCATTCAGTTAGGCGCAGGTTCATCGGCATCTCGCAATATGCCAGCGGCTGCAGGAAGCCAGACCAACATCAATATCGGCAAAATCGACATGCAGACATCGGCTGGTAACGCCAATGCTCTGGGTGCTGATATCCAGAGAAATCTTCAGAGAAACCGCCTGGTGAATCCAGCAATGTCAGGGCAGGGATAATATGGCCTTTTCACTGAACGAAACAACGCTACTCAGCGCGATAAACAGTGGCAACATCTTTTCCATTATCAACAGTACCCTTTCGCCTGGTTACGGGATTTACCTGAAATCAGGCCTAAGGGCATTGTCTCCTTCCTCGTTCCTGGGAATTGAGTATGGGGCTGATGCTTCAGTGGTATCAGCTCCAATTGAGCAAGGTTCTTACAGCAGCTTTAACAAGGTAAAACGACCGCCGATTATCCGGGTGCTGTTTACGCTGGAAGGATGGACGGGATTTAGCGGTAGCATCCCCAACCTGACCAACTTCACACTGACGAGTCGCTCAGACATGCTGGCGGCTCTGGATGCGATGGTTGCTGATGCGCAGGTGTACGACATTGAAACACCTGACACGACATACGAAGACTATGACCTTGTTAGATACAATTACCGGACATCAGATCGCGATGTGACCCTTCTGACGGTGGAAGCCATCTTCCAGGCTGTTTTGCAGGAGGCTGAAGTCACCCTCACAAGTACCACAGCAAACAGCAACACCACATCAAACGGCACAAGTAAGGCAGCCAGCGTCGTTACGGAGAAGGCAAACTCAACAGCCACTAATTCAACTCTTGAAGATGTCAAAGGTGCGTTAACTGGCCTGAAAGAGTCAGTATCCAGTGCCGCTACAAAAGTAGCCACGTCCGTAACGAATGCCGTTAGTAATACAACTTCAGGTGCGACAAGCGCCATCAATGGCGCGGCAACATCGGCTATCAAAAACCTTGCGACAACGGTGGATGAACTGGTAGCGGGGTTATCCTGATGCAGAACATTTCTCTCAAGCCACTCAAGGCTCAGGAAGTCAATGTTAACCTTGATGGTCAGTCAGTCACCCTGCGCATCGTACAGCGCTCTACAGGGCTGTTTATCGACGTTGGATTAGATAATTTGTGGATAGCTCAAGGTGTGCTTTGCCATAACTGCAACAAGATAGTCCGCTATCCCTATCTAGGATTTAAGGGGGAGCTTTTCTTCGCTGATACCAAAGGAAGCCTGGACCCTGTTTATGACGAGCTTGGGACGCGATTCAAGCTGTTCTATGCCACAGCAGATGAGATGGCAGCATGACCTATAAAAAGAGAACGCTGAAATTTCAGTTCACGCTGAAAGACGGTGCTTTCGATGAGTCAGGAAATAACATTCTGACCATCGACAATATCAAGGCTGAAATAGAGATAGGCGCTTACGGCGGGATATCAGGAACTACACTGGAAGCAAGGGTGTTTGGACTGAGCATCGAAAACATGGCTCTGCTGAGCTACAAGGGCATCCAGTTAAACGGTGCCAAGCAGAACATGATGAAGGTTTGGGCAGATGACAGGCCGGTATTCTTCGGCTCTATCACTAACTGCTTTGCCGACCTTAACCAGATGCCTGATGCGCCACTGATAATCAGCGCCTTTTCTACCGGGTTCGACCAGTCAATCACTGCACCACCTTTCTCAAAGGAAGGAATTGCAAGCGTTGCTGAAATCATCACGACAATAGCAGCAAGCATAGGCTATACGGTGGTTAACAATGGTGTTCTGGCGAAGCTTGAGAATCCTTATTTTGAAGGAAACCCGATAGCGCAGATTCAGCAGTGCGCTCATGCGGCCGGCATCGAGATTGATTTCCGACTTGGGGCTATTTACATTTGGCCGCAGGGTGGAAGCATCGACGACACAATACCTCTCATATCACCAGAGCACGGCTTAATTGGATACCCGGTATTCAGTAACTACGGGATTAACTTCCAGTGCCAGTACAGCGATCTGATTTTGCGAGGCCGCAAGGTGCAGATAGAAACCTCACTACCAAACGGCAGCGGGGTTTATACGGTGCAGTCGGCAATTCACCATCTTTCAACTTGGACTGAAGGTGCTCCGTGGGCAACCATCGTCTGGGCATCAATCGGGCAGCTAACAGTGAGGCAGTAATGAACCTATTTACTACGCGGCCTCAGGACACGGCAACCGATGCTAACTCTCAGCAATTCCTGATGCATCAGTTTCTGATGGGAAAGTCATTCATTACGCTGGCGATCGTAACTTCGGTAAATGAGTCTGGAGAAGTTGTGTCAGCCAAGCCGATGGTAGAAGGCTTTACCGGTGGCGGCGATCTGATTCCGAACTCAGTGATTCACGGCGTTCCGGTCTGGAGGCTTCAGCGCGGTGCAAGCGCGGTGATCATGCCCCCAATCGAAGGGGATATTGGTCTGATTGCCATTTGCGATCGTGATATCACAGCTGTTAAGAAGACAAAGCAATCCGCATTGCCCGGGTCAAATCGCACGCACAGCTATTCTGATGCCATCTATCTAGGCGGTGTGCTGAATGCAGAGCCAAGCCAGTATGTGAAGTTCGCAAACGACGGGATAGATATTGTCTCGCCCCTGGTTGTCCAGGTAAATGGCAACACAGTTGTAGTCAATGCCGACGACAAAATATCTCTGAACGCCCCCATCATTGAAGCTAACGGCCAGCTCACTCAGGGTTCAGGAAGTTTCGGTGGTAACGCCACATTCGGAGGTACGATTACCGCTACAGGCGAAGTCACAGGAAACGGCATCCATCTGAGTACGCATAAACATGGTGGCGTGGAAACTGGCGGAGGCCAGACAAGCACACCGACAAACTAACCCGCTTCGGCGGGTTTTTTATTGCCCGGAGTTTACATGCTCACCAAATCACTGCTTTTGACTGACCAGTGGGATATCACGCTAGACGACACCGGAAGCATGGCTATTACTGCCAACCCATACGCAGTAGCTCAGGACGTAGCGTGCGCGTGCTCAACCTTCCTCGGTGAGACCTGGTATGACACCACGCTGGGGATTCCGTATTACGAGCGCATTCTCGGCCACTGGCCTGGTACACAGCTTATCAATACCAAGATGGCAACCGAGGCCAAAAAGCTCCCATACGTACAGGCAGCATTCTGCACCACCACGGTTGGCAAAGCAGATCGCCTTGCATCCGGCGTTATGACAATAACAGACCAAAACAACGTTCAGACCACAATCCAATTCTGAGGTAACAAATGGCTGAAGTAACAGTTAGCACAGCCGTCCCCTCTGTCACGTTTTCCGCTACCGGCATTGCCGTTCCTGATGAGATAGACATTCTCAACGGGCGATTAACTGACCTTGATACCGCCATGGGCGGAGGGATGAGTAAGAGCCTGACGACTCCGCAGGGACAGATTGCTATGAGCGACACGGCAATCATCGGAGACAAGAACGATAACCTTGCATGGTTGGTTAACCAGATTAACCCAGACTTTGCTGAAGGTCGCATGCAGGATGCGATTGGACAGATTTACTTCATTGACCGTATTGCTGCGATTGGCACAACGGTAACTGCTACGTGTACCGGTCTTGTAGGAACGGTTATCCCGGCTAACAGCATTGCTCAGGATACCAGCGGTTACCTGTACTTCTCACTGGCTGATGCTGTTATCCCTTCCTCTGGCGCTGTCGATGTCGTGTTCCAGAATCAGGCGTCAGGCCCCATCTCCTGCCCAATCGGGGCGTTGAATACCATTTACCGGGCAATTCAGGGCTGGTCTGGAATAACCAATGCCACCGCTGGGGTGCTGGGTAATGAAGTTGAAAGCCGGGCAAACTTTGAGTATCGCCGCAAACAGTCAGTTGCTGGAAACTCCAACAATCAGCTTGGGGCTGTGTACGCGAACGTGCTGGCAGTCAGTGGTGTTACTGACGCATATGTGACGCAGAACAATACCAGCCTGACGGTAACGAAGGGGTTCACGAACGTATCGCTGGAACCACATTCGCTTTACGTGTGCGTGTACGGTGGCGCGTCGGCAGATATCGCAAAGGCGATCTGGCAGAAGCTTCCACCGGGGCCTTCAATGGTTGGCAACACCACTTACACGGTGGTAGATGATGATAACTATGTTCAGCCGTATCCTGAATATGAAATTAAGTGGCAAATACCATCGGCGGTGAGTGTCTACTTCAAGGTAGAACTGGCAGATAACAACGCACTTCCTGGAAACATAGCAACGCTAGTCCAGAACGCGATCATTAGCTCATTCAACGGTGAAGATGGCGGCACACGAGCGCGTATCGGTTCAACCATTTACGCCGGTCGTTACTATGCAGGAGTTCAGGATATCGATAGTGACAACGTAGATATTTTCAGCATCACCATCAGCCGTGATGGAACGACATATCAAACATCTGCATCCTTTGGCATTGATGAGGTGCCTACACTGGACGCATCAAACATCTCGGTGACACTGGCATGATAAACGTCGCGGATACCATCCTGACGCAATATGCCGACAGCCCGAAACTCAAATCCCTGATTTACTCGTTCAATGAAGCCGTAGGTATCGAAGGATTTCTCGATGATTTCTATGACGTGATATGGAACATCGAGACGGCAGACACCTACGGTCTGGATGTATGGGGAAAAATCGTGGTTGTCAGCAGGCAGCTGACGGTAACAGAAAACCAGATTTACTTCGGCTTCAACGAAGCGTCATCAGAGCCTCCGGTTGTTGATGACCCTCAACCATTTAACCAGGCACCTTTTTATTCCGGCGAGCTTCTAACCTCAACTGTAAACCTTACCAATGATGCGTATCGCAAGCTGATCATGATGAAGGCTGCGGCAAACATCTCTGACTGCACCATTCCACAACTCAACAAGCTGCTGATGTTCATGTTTGGTGAGAGTGGCCGCTGCTATGTCAAAAACGACGGCGAAATGGCCATGAGTTACGTATTCGAATTTCAACTTTCAACAGTAGAACTGGCGATAGTGCAAAGCTCTGGTGCGCTTCCTGCCCCGATAGGGGTAACTGTTAACATTGTTCAGCAGGTATGACATGAACTTCACAGATATCCCGGCACGGATTCTTAAAGCATTTGGCCTTAACGGCCTGAAAAACACCATCCCTACGGATTCCAGCACCTCAACGGATAACAACGGCGTAGCTACTTTCGATAAGGGCTTCCCGCCAATCACAATGCAGCCGTTAAGTGCGGGTGGCATTCCGCCGGCAGGGAAAGATATGAACGGCATTCTGTACGCTTTAAGCCTGAAAGAACAGTGGGCTGATGCAGGCATGATCTACCCGTTCAACAGCGACTTCGCGAGTGCTATTTCAGGATATCCAAAGGGGTCTGTGCTTCTTAACTCTCAGCAGTCAGGTAAGTGGCTGAACCTGACCGATGGTAACTCCACATCGCCAGAGTCCTTGACAGGCGCAAGCACTGGATGGGTGCCATTAGATAACTATGGCGTAACGACCATCACAGGACTTGCGGCAAGTAACGTCACCTTAAGTTCATTACAGGCTGCAAAAGAGAGGATCGTGCTTACCGGCGCACTTACGAGCAACATTGCCCTCATTTTCCCCGCGTGGATGAAGTCATGGACAGTGGTGAATAACTGCTCTGGTGCGTTCACAGTAACGTGCAGGACGGCATCAGGTGGCGGTGTAAACATTCAGACAGGAACTACTGCTTATATAACCTGCGATGGAGCATCCATTACCGCAGAAAACCCGGTTATGGTGGCGGCAGGTTCCAAAAGCTCACAAGCAGTTAATTTTGGGCAGTTCGCCCCGACGCTAGGAACTTCAGGACAGCAGCCGATAGCAGGTGGGTTGATATTGAAGTGGGGGGAGCAAACTTTGAACACACAAAACTTAAACGTCACCTTCCCGGATCCATTCCCCAATGCTTGTGTGACCCTTTTTCCTACCCACCTTCTGGAAAGTACAAATGATTATGTATTTGCTCAGTGCACCTCAAAGACATCCTCTGGCGGTGTAATAGCTATTTATAGAGCCGCACCAGGAAGTGCTCCTGCTGCAAATGCACTTAATGTAACTGCCGGATGGCTGGCGATTGGATTCTAGGAGTTAGCATAATGTCATTATCTGATACACAAATCGCTAAAAAATATGCTTCTGTCGCAGAGGTTGCTGCCGCACAAGCAAAGATTTATGCAGATAAATTAGAAAGCGCTCCTGATTATGCTGCGCAGGCGGAAGCAGCAGCAGAGCAGGCCAGTGATTCCGCTCAGTCAGCACTTACCGCGCAGAATGGCGCTAATGCTGCTGCTGGTCAGGCAAGCGCGTCAGCTAACGAGGCAGTGCAAGCCGCCGCTGATGCCGAAGATGCGGCAGAGGCAGTATTCGGTAGCTCACTGCATGCTCCTACAGGTGAGGTGTTGAGCACCCTTCCGGCTGCGGAAGAAAGGATTAACACAGTACCTGTATTTGATGATGCAGGCGATGCAACCGTAAAAGACATTTCAGACTTCGCAATCCTGGATTCTAACGGGAAGATCCCCGTATCGATGATACCAGCAGTAGCACTCTCCGAAGTCTTTGTGGTGAATGACCAGACAGAAATGCTTGCTCTTGATGCTCAGGAGGGTGATGTTGCGAAGCGAACAGACCTGGGATATTCGTTCATCCTCGCGTCCGAACCAGCATCAACGTTGTCTAACTGGATACAGGTAAGTGATGACGTTCTGGCGCAGCTTGGACTTTCAACCGGCGCAACAGAGGTTGGTGCTATTGATGATGATGGAAACTCCACTACCGTTCAGGGTGCTCTTGCGCTGAAGGCCTCAAAGTCATATCTGTCTGCAACTACCGGCGCAACAAGAGTAAACACGTCTGGCGGGGCAACGGTTCAGGCTTTATTTGACCAGTTGTCAGGCGGTACTTTTGGTTTAGGTTATCGCTCAAGTACAATAAAAGAAAGACTCGATGAGCAGATAAGTGTAAAAGCGTTTGGCGCCGTTGGTGACGGTGTTACGGATGATACAGCAGCATTTCAGGCCTGTATCGACGAGGCTATCAGCATCAATGCCCCTGTGTTCATTCCAGCAGGTACGTACCTGATAACCAGCACCCTGATTTGCTCCAGCAGTATCAACCTTCAAGGGTCTGGTACAGCTTACTACGGCATGGGGAGTAAGTTTAAGTGCGGCGTCGCGGGCATGACTCTGCTGGACTTGCAGGGTGCTGAGAACCGCATTGAACGCATCTGCTTTGCCGGGTACGAGGCTATTGATGTAGACGCCGTTAACGGCTACGGTCAGGCTGCCACTTGCTATGGACTAAGCTTTGTACGTTCGGACGGTACAAAGGATATTGACTCCATAATCAATGACTGTGTGTTCATCAGCTTCTACAATGCTGTGGCAGCTACGGGTGCTAACTTACGCATCCTCGGCAGTCTGTTCACAGCCTGTAGGTTTGCTATCGATCTGACGGCAGCTGCATCAGCTCCCGATGACTTCCGCGGTTTCATTGTCGATAATACACGCTTCCATAAGTGCGGGGGTAATACCTATACTACTGACGCCGTGTGTATCAGGACTACGGGAACCTTCAAGAACTCTGCGCTAACTAACCTGTTCGCTGATGCAGGTTGTCATCGTCTGTACTACGGTGCACTCGCTGAAGGTGCTGTCATCGATGGTGTAGTAGTTCGCTATATGGATGGTGACTGTATTACCGTTGTCAATACCGGAATTACACCAAGCGGGGCTTATCAAACATATAAAGTTACTAACATCTCATACCAGACCCCTGGCAGTAACAATGCCAACGGAGGGTGGTGCGTAAAATGCATAGATGCCCCTGGTGGACTGATCACGGATATCAACACGGCTTATACTCGCGCAGGCGGTATCTACCTCAGCGGCAGCCCTGAGTGCGTCATCTCGGATGTAAACCTTCGTAATATAAACACAGGGTATGCTACAGATGGAGCTATCTACGATGGGGCGTTGATTGCAGGCGCTAGTACAGGCGTTAGTATATCAAATTTAAAAGTTCGAAATTCTCTAAACGCAACCCAGTCAAGATCTGTAATTTACGTAGATGGTTCTAGTAGTGTACATGTACGGAATGTGAGTGGAATTAACGTAACAAATACTTTTGATGGTTCAGGAAGTATCCTCGGCGAGCGTTATAACGCTGTGTCAACGCCGACGACATCCTATGGGGCGGCGATACCAACTAGCGGAACCTACATTCAAGGATCAATACGATGGAACACTGCCGTCATTGCAGGGGGGAGTCCTGGATGGGTGTGTGTTACATCTGGGACGCCGGGATCATGGAGGGAAATGCCTAATGTAGGAGCTTAGGATAATGGGGCGTTAAGCCCCATTGCTTCCTCTCGTTGTTATATTATTTCTGTTTATAAAGCATGAAATTAAACTATAAACAAAGAAAGAAGCCACACACAACAAAGATTTAATATCAAAGATTAAGTTAACGTCCCCCATAGTGTAAACGCTGATTAGAATATAATATAATTTTGCAGATACCACTGAAAGAAATACATCTTTAGACTTCAAAGAATCAGATATAACCCTGAATGCAAACCCCATCATTATTCCAAAAATAAATGATGCCAACACGGAAAGAGGGAATCCGAAGAAAAATATATAGTTCACAGGGCTTGCCATTGTGAACGTAACATCTCTGTCCATAAATATGGACCAAAGGTTATATGGGGCAGTTATATACATCAGGTAGCGAATTCCTGACTCTGTTTTATCAGCCCCAAAACCTAACATGTTCGTTAATATTGCTTGTATTGATAGCATATGTCCTGACGAATCAGCATCCACAGCCCACCACATTTGTGACTGCAAAACAATCCTGTTTGTCAATTTTCCTATGGCATCGCCACCGCCTGATATGGCATAGTAGCTAAGATAAGTCGTTGTAATTAGTATACAAACAAAAACAATAGAGCCTGCTATTATCTTTGTTGTAAATAACTTTTTCCACAAATCAATTCCGTTAATTATCACAACTGGTATCATGAAGAATAGAACAGATATGTACATCCCACTGAACTTATCCCCTACCAGTATTTGCGCTGCTAGGCTCATTGCAATCAGGTAAATGTACATCCTTTTTTTGGTTGTGGCATACATAACGCCCATCAACATAGAAAGGTGTTGCAGAATAAACTTGCAATACCCTGCCCATGATGGCGCAACTTTTTCCCAGTAATCAAATCTGTCCATGCCATGATCGTTGGGGCTCCCATAAATAGCTCTTACAGCAATCAGCAAAAATATTATTGATAAAATAATAATTAATGAAGAGTGACGTGCAAATTTATTTACAGAATCGGATAGGCTAGAATATATAAACTTAATGACACTGGTTGATGTAAAAAATACATAGGAGCCAATCATAAGAAAGTAAGCACAGCAAAGTATTCTGGTTGTTGAGCCCGTAAGATATGTGACCCTTTGTATCTCACTCATCCATACATTGTTTTCCGCGTATACATTGATAGCTCCTGACGATGAAAAGGCAATAAGAAAGAAAACAGACAAAATTCCAAATTCACTATTCTTTCTTATAAATATAAGACACGATAAAAACCATAACAGTATGGAAAAAGTATTTATGTAATTGTAATCTGCAATATCAATTGCAGACACAAGAGATAAAATAAGCCATGTGATTGTTAATGCTATCATTTATTAAGAAGCTCTTTCTTTATCTTTCTTGTTCCGTTCTGCTTGATCAAAAGCAAACATCAGAACAGTAAAAACACACAAAATTGCGGAAAGTGTAAAAAAACCACTAAAATCACCGGATACAAGTGAATCATAAACTGAATAAATACATGAAATAACAAACAAAGAAAACGTTACAATCCAAGAGTCCATGACATCTCCTTTAACTAAGATATAAATCATTGATAAATACTAACATGTTATCAGACCAATAACTGTTGAATTTTACAATCTAAACATCACTTGATCGAAATCGTTGATTGGTGGCACTATTCCACCTTTTCATCTAACCAGTCAGCCCACCATTGCATCATCTCCCGGCGCGTGTCGAGATAAGCAGCGTGATTGTACACTGACCTAGTACCACCGCTAACGTGCGCCAGTTGCATTTCTATCGCGTCCCTGTTCCAGTGCTTCTCGTTGAGAACGGTACTGAACTGGTGACGGAATCCATGCCCGCTTGCCTGGCCTTCATATCCAATATTGCGGATCACGCCTAACACTGCGTTTTCGCTGATCGGTTTCTTCCTGTCGCTGCGGCCAGGGAAACACAATTCATACTGGCCGGTTATCTGTTGCAGAAACCTGAACAACTCCATGACCTGATCTGACATCGGGACAACATGCAACTTTCTCCCTTTCATGACGGAAGGGTCAACGCTGATTAACCTGTTTTCATAGTCAATTCCCGTCCATACCAACGATCGAAGCTCAACTGTACGCATGGCTGTATAGTGAAGAATCTGTGTTGCTATCTTAGAGATAACCCATCCACCGTAACCGTTAAGAGCCTTCTGGAACTCGTGTATGCGGTGCATGGGAAGGAATGGGTAGTTTTTCTTCCTGTATCCTCGCATGGCTCCTGCCAGGTCTCTGGATGGATTGTATTTAGCTCTGCCAGTTACGATCGCATAACTGAACACTTCCCCGCATCTGCGTCTCGCCTTATCAGCACGTTCCATTGCTCCCCGGTCCTCGAACAGTCTGATGACCTTCAGTAGCACCATCGGCTCAACTTCTTCCATTTTCAGATGACCGATGACCGGCAGTATGTCGTCGGTGAACATGCTCATCATCTCGTCAGCATATCCCTTCGACCACACCTTTGATTTGTGCGCATGCCACTCACGGAAGATATCTCCGAACGAATCAGCCGCAGCTTCCTTCTCTTTCTTCTTTATGGCCTGTTTCTGCTCTGCCGGGTCCACACCTGCCAGCAACTTCATTTTTGCTTCTGACTGTTTTGCCCGCGCTTCAGTGAGGGAAATTTCAGGATAGGGGCCGATGACCAGCGTCTTTTCCTTACCATCGAACCGGTAACGCAT